GCTGCAATAAAAGGTACCTCATTTAAGGGTGTAAAATAGTGAAAGGCTTAAGAATAAAAAATTTACAAGCTGGTGGGTATCTTGGTCCTCTTGAACAATCACGACCGGAGCTGTTTAAAACTATTAGCAACTACAGACAGAGACTTCAAAGCACACCGGAAAAATTAAAAACTTTTGATCAAAGAGCAAACATTCAATATGGTGCAACTATGAATATGCCTGAGAATCAAAGACAAGCTTACATTTCATCTATAGAAAAACAATTTGCAAAACCAACAGATGAACAATTTGCTAACATATCAAAAGGTTTGGAATCAAAAACTTTTACACCTACATATTCTTTTATTCCTGCCGATACTTCAAAACCTGCACCAACAACTGGTTACTATAGAGATTTGTCTAAAGAAATAGCTGAAGCAGAAAAAAATTTAAAAAATTTAACATTTACTTCTACACAACAAAAAACAAGACCACAATACGAAGTAAGTTATCCAAGAACAACCACTTACGGACAACCAAGAGCTCCAGAAATGACAACTACTTTACCACAAGGAGCTGTGTTAACAAGAGGACCTTACGGTAGAGAATATCTTCAGGAACCTATAAAAAATCGTACCAGTATGGGACAAACTAATCTAAACCCACAATATAGACAAGTGGGTAGTCAAACTTACACTGAGACTACAACTAGACCAGCAAGAGCTGGTGATCCAGAATATGATAAACAGGCCGCTGCTTTAGATAGATTAAAAACAAGACATCAATATAGATATATGTATTCGAATAGATCACCAAAAAAATCAGCGGCAAGTATTTATGAAAGTTTTGCAAGACCTAGAGGCACTGTAAATCCTTATGCTAAATTTACAGGGTCAAGAACAGCAAAATTGCAAAAAGGTGGAGGCATAGCCATTAGAGGGACAAACTTCAAAGGAGTTAGATAATGGGATCGTACGCGCGTGGGAAATATGCATTAGCTATATCTGATAGAAGTGGTCAAGCTTTTCCGTACAACGAGATGGTAAAAGAATGGAATGGTTCTTTTGTGCATAAATCCGAATATGAGGCTAAACACCCACAAATTAGAAGAAAACACATTACTGCTGATGCTATTGCTTTAGCAAGTGCTAGACCACAGAGATCATCACCCACTATAGTAGATTTAAATCCTGCACTTCTTTTTAATTCTAATCCTGAGTCTTTAGTACCACCGTTGACACCTGATCAACAAAATAGTAAAAGACAATTAAGAGCAAGAACTGCAAGTAGTGCTGTTTCTGAGGTGCCATCTGCAGGATCAATAACGGTGACTTTAAGATGACAATTACATACACAAATTTTTTAACACAAGTAAGAAACTACACAGAGGTAGACTCAAATGTTTTAAGTGATACTTTATTAGATCAATTTATAAGGAACACAGAATTAGATATAGCTGGAAAAGTTGATTATGATGATCTAAGAAAATATGCAACTTCAAGTTTAGTTGCTTCTCAAAGATATGTTAATTTACCTGCTGATGCTTTAATCACACGTTCAGTTCAAATTATTAATAGTGGTACTAGAAATTTTCTAGAAAAGAGAGACACTAGTTTTATTTCAGAGTTTAATCCAACTGAGGTGCAAGGTGAACCTAAATATTTTGCCAATTGGGATAATACAAGTATAGTTTTTGCTCCAACACCAAACACCTCATATCAAATACAAGTAAACTATATAAAAGACCCTCCTCATTTTAACTCAACAACTCAAACTTATTTATCACAGTATCAAGAAAATTTACTGTTACACGGAGTTTTATCAGAATGTTTTAGGTATCTTAAAGGTCCTTACGATCTATACAAACTGTATTTAGATCAGTATAATGAAAACACTCAAGCTTTCGCTCTTCAACAAATGGGTAGAAGAAGAAGGGGTGAGTACGATGAGGGTGTGCCTCGTATTAAGGTTCCATCCCCATCACCTTAAATAGTTAACTAAATAAGGAGATAATAAAAATGGCTATTACTACTAATGCAATATGTAACTCTTTCAAAAAGGGTTTATTAGAGGGTGCTTATAATTTTAAAACTCCGGGTGGTAACACATTTAAATTAGCTTTGTTTACAAACTCAGCTACTTTAGGTAAATCAACAACTGCATTCGCTGGTGGGTCACCAAACGGGGAATCATCTTCTCCTTCTGGTTATAGCAGTGGAGGTAAAGCTCTTGTAAATGGTGGAACATCACTTGCTACAAATACAGCTATTGTTGATTTTGCAGATTTATCTTTTACAAACGTGACTTTGACTGCAAGAGGAGCATTGATTTATCAATCGGATGCTTCAAAAACAGCAGTTGCAGTTCTTGATTTTGGATCTGATAAAACTGCTTCATCTGGTACATTTACAATTCAGTTCCCTGCTTTTACTACATCTGCGGCTATATTAAGAATCGCATAGTTAGGTAATTTATGTCTAACACTTGGGGTTCACTTACTTGGGGAGATGGTCCTTGGGGAGAGCAAGGTAATACTAATATAAGTGTTACAACCGCAGGTTCACTAACTTCTGCAATTGGCTCTGTTGTATCAACTGCTGAATTAAATTCAGGTTGGGGCAGAGGAGAGTGGGGTAATGGTGCTTGGGGTGTTGCTTATTCTGTTCTTGCTACTGGACAATCTTTAGCTTTATCACAGGGCACAGCTTTAGGATTTACTGATTTTTCTCATTCTGCTAGCGGTCAGTCTATGTCTACAAACATAGGTCAGATCGGATTACAGATTGATGGTTCACCTACAATCATACCTGCTGAAGATCAACTTGATGCAAGTTTGGGAACAATAACTCTTGTTCAAACGACAAACGAATCAACTACAGGACAAGCAATGGCTATGTCAGTTGGTATTGTTGCTGCAGGATTAAAAACACCTGTTGATGTTACCGGACAAGCAATGACAATGAGTCAAGGCTCGATAACTCTTGTTCAAACAAATGTTCAAGGAGTAACAGGACAAGCGATGGCTATGTCAGTAGGCACAGTTGATGCTGTTTCTTCTGTAACAGCCTCTGGACAAGCAATGACTACATCTATTGGAACAGCTTTACCAGTGGTTAGTGCGGACCCAAGTGTAACAGGTCAGACATTGACATTATCAGTTGGAACTCCTACAATAACTGCGTGGTCCGAAGTCAATGTTGGAACAGAAGTTGTTTGGACGGAAGTTGATAGGGCGGCTTAAATAGTGTATATTACTTAAAAGGATTTTTTATGACTTCTACATACTCTACTGATTTAAAATTAGAATTAATGGTAACTGGCGAAAATGCTGGTACTTGGGGTGACAAAACCAATACAAACCTAAATTTAGTACAACAAGCAATCGCTGGTGTTGAATCTGTAACACTTACTAACGGTGGAACAGTAGCATTAGCAATGAGTAATGCAGCGTTATCAAATGCTCGTAATATGGTTATTAAATTTGCAACAATCACTTTATCAGGTGCATCTGTTGTAACCATACCTGACGGTATAGAAAAATTTTATATTTTTGATATAACGGCAGTAACCAATCCGTCAAACTTAACAATTAAAACTGTAAGTGGCACAGGTTTTAGTCCTGCAGAATCAAAAATTGTAGCGGCATATGCAGATGGAACAAACTTAAATGAAATTGCCTTAGATACTTTGGGTGGTACAATTGGTACTGCACAGATTGCAGACAATGCAATTACTAGTGCTAAAATTTCTGCTAACCAAGTTACTACTGCAAAAATACCGGACAATGCAATTACAAGTGCAAAAATTTCAGCTAGTCAGGTTACAGCTGCAAAGATTGCTCAATCAACAATTACACAAACAAAATTAGCTGCAGACTCAGTTGGTGCAAATCAACTTATAGCCACAACTGTTTCAGCGGGAACTTATACAGCAGCAACAATTACAGTAGATGCTGATGGTAGATTAACAGGAGCATCTTCTGGTTCAGCTGGAGCGACAGGATATACATTAGGTCTAGTTCAAAAAGGACCTGCATCGGGAACATACACTGCAGCATCTGCCACAACTCGTTTAAAAATATATATGCAAGGTGGTGGCGGTGGAACAGGTGGAAAACCATCAAACGGCTCAGGTCGTGGCGGTGGTGGTGGTAATGGAGGCTTGGGTTTTTTTGATATACCTATCTCCGCACCCTATTCCGTTCCATTTTCAGTAGGAGCTATCGGAAATGGTGGTGGACCTGTAACTGCTGGTAACGCAGGTGGTGCAACTACCTTTGCTGATCCCGCAGGGACATTAACAGTAAATGGTGGTGCTGGAGGTGGTGCAGCTCCAAGTGGAAATGCTTTTGGTACTAAAGGTGCTAATGGCACAGCCTCTCCAGCTAGTGACGTTACAGGTTTTGATGATTCTTATTTTGTGCCACAAACTATTCCGGGAAGCCCATCAAATAGTAGACCTGATACTGATTCCACATCTTTTCACACTTTTGGATTACAGTTTGGTTTAGGGGGAACAGGTATAGGTGGAGTAGCTGCACAAGTTAATTCTCCAGCAAATGGAACTACAGGACGAGGAGTAGGTATGCTTGTAGTATTAGAAAATGGAAAAACATATTAGGAGTTGAAATATGGCATATTGGGCAATTTTTACTTTACCGACAGACACACAGAATACACGACCGATTTTTATAGCACCAACTGATGCAGTTAAAGATGCATACTTTGCTCAACATAATACTTGTGTGCAGCTGACTGATCAGGAA